CCGATTCCCTCTCGAAAAGCTACGGCGATACCGAGAATCCGATCCTTTTACGTTCGAGACACAATACATGCAGAATCCTAAGCCTTTGGAAGGCATGATGTATCGGGAGTTCAAGACCTACGATATCATTCCTTACGCAATCGAATCGACACGCAAAGCCTACGTTGACACGGCAGACACGGGCGATGACTATTTATGTGCAATTTGTTATGTAGAACAGCCCGAAGGCAACTACGTCACCGATGTGCTCTATACAAAAAAACCGATGGAGTATACCGAGCCTGCGACGGCCGAGATGTTGTCGAGACAACAGACCGAAGAAGCCGTTATCGAAAGTAACAACGGAGGACGGGGCTTTGCTCGAAATGTGGAAAAACAATGCCGATTGATGGGCAATACCAAAACCCGGATTTCATGGTTTGCCCAGACTGATAATAAACAGGTTAGAATATTCTCGAAATCGGCTGACGTGAACAATATGACCTTTCTCCCGTCGCGGTGGGATAAAAAATGGCCGGAATTTTATCGGGCGGTTATGGGATATATGAAGGAAGGTCGGAATGCTAACGACGATGCTCCGGACGCGCTAACGGGTTGCTTTGAGAAAAGGGAGCCACAAATGCAGCTTGAGGATTTCGAAAACCTAAACATATGGTAATATGGGATTTATAGATCAGCTTTTCACGTACTTTCAAAACAAAACGCTGAATGCTTTAGGCATTGAGCGATCCCTTCTTGAGCTCATCGCGGCGCGAGACATCGATCAGGCTATGTCCCTCATGGAAAATCACGATGCGGAAGTTGTGAAAGCGATTCGGGAATACAACCCCGAATTGCACGCCATAATGAAGCGTCTTGATAAAGTACGTAAAGGTCAGGAAAGTTACCGTACTGAAAAGCTCCCCAGAACTCGTCAACGCTATATCAACGAGGTCGAGCTATTTTTCCTGTTGGGTAATCCTATTAAATGGAGAATGTCTAACGAATCGAGCGATCCCGAAGCATTCGCAGCTTTTATGCAGTTCTTAAGAGACCATCGTTTTAATAGCCATATGCGCCAAGCTAAACGGCTGGCCGGAGCCGAGACTCAATCAGCCAAACTATATCATATTTACCGCAATGAAGAAGGTCTTCCTGCTGTAAAAATTGTCGTTCTTTCGAAATCGAAAGGTTATACACTTCGCCCGATGTTCGACCAGTACGGAAGTCTATTGGCCTTCGGCTATGGGTATTATCTGAAAGAAGGCTCGAACACTGTAGAACATTTCGACATCCATACGCCGACATTCATTTATCGGGGACGAAAGGCAAAGATCGGCTGGGAGGTTACGCCTGTTGTCAATCCATCGGGCAAGATAAACGTCATCTACTACTCTCAGGAAACGGCATGGTCCGGACTTCAGCCTCGTATCGACAGAGAAGAAAATATTGATTCAAAAACGGCCGACGTAAATAATTACTTCGCCGATCCTATAGCAGCCGCTACTGCCGATGTTATAAAAAGCCTTCCCAAACAAGGAGATCCGGGCAAGGTTATCCAACTGTCCGACGATAAGTCGAGGTTCGAATATATCGAACCTCCCGTGTCTTCCGAAACTCGGCAACAAGAAAAAGACGACCTGAAAGAGTCTATTCTGTTCGACACTTTCACCCCTGAATTCTCCCCGGAGAAAATGGTAGGTCTGGGGACCCTGAGTGGAGATGCGATAAAGCGCGCTATGGTGCTCGGCTACATCAAACGGGATAACCGTAAAGAAATCTATGACGAGCTTGTAGATCGAGAGAAGAACCTGATTCTTGCGATCATGATGAATGTCACGCACATTCATATGAGAAATCAACTGGCAAGCCTCAAAATAGAACATGAATTCGCCGAACCGTTTGAGGAAGACGTGCAGAACAAATGGTCCGCAATAGGCAAAGCATATCAGGATGGCGTCATTTCACTGGAAAAGGCGGTCGAGATGCTCGGTCTTGCGGATAAGCCGGATGAGGAAGTTGAAAAAATCAGAGGTTTTAATGACTTAAAACAATGAAAGGGTTTGCATAATGTGCAGAGTGTTTCCAATTTTGATCCATGAAAGTACCAACTCACGCAGCAAAGGTTGCTTCTCCTTTTTTAGGATTCAAAGCACGGCCAATATTGCGTGAAGTACGATGCGAAAAATGCGGGCGGAAACTCGCGGAAATGCAAGGAATAGCCCAAATAAAATGCCCTAAATGCGGACATTTATCGATGTATAGGGCTTAACATACGACAAAAGAGTGCCACAGAGCGCCAATATCCCTTCTCGGGGAATTGGCGCTTTTTTCATTTAAAAACACAAAATATGAAAGAAAAAATTCTAACAGCGCTGAAAACCAAATACTCCAATCTGGGGTTCAGCTCAAAGGTTCTGGACGGGATCGCCTCGAGTATCGAAAAATCCGTCACCGATGAATCGCAGATCGAAACCGCTGTCGGCGGGATCGAGTCTATTCTGAAAGTTTTTCAATCCGACTTTGACAGGGCACGCACCGAATATGGCACTCTGAAGGGTCAGTATGATGAACTGAAGAAACAAGCCGAGGCATCATCTACCAACGAGGGCGGGCAGAATGAGAAAAACGAACTCGACAAAGAACCGGAATGGTTCACACGCTACAAGCAAGAACAGGAGGAGCGCTACGCAACCATCAAGAGCGAAAGCGAAGCACTGAAAGCCGAAAAGGTTCGGGCCGAGCGTGAAGATTTATTCCGGTCTGCGGCAAAAGCGGCGAATGTCAGCGACAAGATGCTGAACGATCTTTTGGGGCTTGCAACTGCGATGAACAAGGAAGCACCCGATGCCTCGGAAATCAAAGACAGATTCTCGTCAATCCAGTCAAGATTCATCGCCGCCGGACTCGAGGGGAAAGAATCGGCATTTCCTCTCTCCACGTCGGAATCTCAGAGTAAAGAAGATGCTAAGGCGTGGGCCGCAAATCTGCCAGACAAAAACTAAACACACAAAAAAACATGGCTATCGAATTCAAAAAGACCAAGTACAAGGGCGGGTTCCCTGTATTCTGGCGTGGCAACCGTGAAGCACTCCCCGGTGATTTCACACTCAAAGGCACATACCCGGAGGGGACACTCCTCAAAGAGGGTACTCCCATCAAGCTCGACTTCGCTAACATGGAGTGTAAAATCTGCAAAAGCGCACTTGTCGTTACGGGAGGAACCACATCCGCTCCTCGTGTCGTCAAAGGCTCCATGTTTCAGGCAGGCGACGCCGTTAAAATCGGCGAATCCAACTCGACGATCAAAAGTATCGACACTACGAGCGCTGATTACGATGTGCTGACGTTCGCAGCGGCCGTTACCGGAGCAACGCAAGGCGCAACGCTTCTGTCAGACGACGATCTGCCGGATGCGGTCATCGGGACGACGAAAGAATACACGACGAAGCACGGATTTCCAGTCGTGTCGGCCGCCTACG